TTAAGTTATCCATAACAAAGTCTAGCACTGTTTGTACTGGTTCATCAGTGAACAGTAACTTGAAGTCTTCCTTGCGTAATGGTATCTGTCCTGTTATGATACGTTGTCCATTAGAGATGATGTTACTGTCACCAGCCTGTCTATGTATAGTCTCTAACCTTATTCCATTGAACTTGGATAGCATTCCGAGGAATGAGGATGGGAGTGCTTGAAGTCTTTTATTGCTCTCAATTGGCTGTAGCTGATTAGCATCACCAAACATACGAATAACCCCACCGTGAGGCATCGCATCCAAGAGATTGCGGTGGACTTCGACACTGACCATTGCATATTCATCTACTAGTACTACCTTATACTCTATAGGGTTCTTACGATCACGCTTAGGATCTGAAGTTGTCAGTGCTTTACCTGTTTTCTGATCTACTTCTCCTGGGTGTGGATATTCTAGTAATCTGTGTATTGTTTGTGCCTGTATACCTGTAGCTTCTGTAATACGTTTAGCTGCCTTGCCAGTAGGAGCACATAACACCACCGTACAACCTTGCTTGTATAAGTTCCTGTACACGTTTTGAAGTATAGTTGTTTTACCAGTACCAGCTGCCCCCGTGACAGGAACAATTCGCTCCTTAAGAGAACAACATCTATCAACTGCTTGAGTTTGTGTTTCATCTAATTCCAATTCCTTAGTCTCTTGCGCCTTCATTTTCTTCTCCAATGGATATATTAGTACTTTGTTCTAGTCGGTGTTTATATAACTGTTCTGCCACACGAGTAACAGACCACCGACAGAACATAGCAAGTGAAAGGTCTAGGATAGCAGCCTCGTGTTGTATAGAGTCATACTCTTTATTAGTACAACGTATACGTAAGTTGCCTCCTCTTTTACCTGTGGCATTGGCACCTCTACCAGATGGAATCATCATTGGGACTGTAATTGTTATCTTTAATGGAGGTTCGTAAGACATTCTTGTTCCTTACTATATGTGATATGGCTGTTACATTTTTGTGTCTGTGACATTGATAAGGTGGGTCTAACTCGTGTACTCTCGACATCCCACAGTGAATACAGTAATCACTTATAAGATGCCATTCATGTTGTACCATAGCACACATCTCCTTGTGTGTCAAACAAAACAAAGCCCCCTACCAATTAAGGTAGAGGGCTTTATCTCTTGGTTGTTAGAAGCGTGCCGACTTACACTAACTTTCGTGACGATTAACCAAGGGCAATGCGCTTATAGAAACTACCAGCAGGAAGTGTGCCAGTATCAAGAGCATCCAAAACTTCACCAGCATCTTTATGTACTGAATGGACTGTAACATTATCTTTAGACAAGTTGATTGTAGAACCGTTGTCATCTGTAACTGACAAAATAACGTAGACAGGCTTTACAGTACGAGTGCCTTTGGATTTTGGTGCATCAGCCATGTAGTATTCCTCCTCTTCGGGTTTAAGTAAGTATGATACATTTGTAACATACGATAGTTGGGGAGTCAACCCTCTTGATTAAAAAGCTGACTCCCCCGTAATCGTACTACCTAGAAATCATGAACTAGGCTGCACGAACTCGGTCGATTGTTGCACGAGTAACACCTTCATAGGTGTCCAATACAACGTCGATAGCAGCTTCCATGCCAACCCACTCATTGACATCAATCTTCTTAGACAATGGTGCTCCAATGGCTTCTAAGAAACGCTTAGTACCATAACGAGCTTGTGGATTATCTTCAAGACCAACACGACGATAGACTAAAGTAAGTCCATCATCTGATCCATCAGAGAAGTCGGCAGGGTATTGATCGGCACCGATATGGAAGCTAACTGCTCCATACATAGTACCACGTTGACTTTCTTTAACTTCTGCCTTACGGATAACTCCCGTATATTCTCCAGCGGGCAATGGCTCAGGTGCTTCCTGATCCTTAAGGTTAACACTAAATTCAACGATAGATGATAGTTCTTCCATGTGTCATACTCCTGTGTGACGGTTTGTGGGACTGTTATTGTAACGATATTCTAACTACTGTAAAGCCCCTATATGTAGTAGTTAGAACCTCTTCGACATACCATATCTAGTATGCCTTTATTCCTGGATACTGTTTCTTCATGTTCTTTGTTGTTAAGAACGAATCAATTAGTTTAGTACCAAGTCTTACTCTATAAGGTGCTGTACCTTTTGGTAATCTATAGGTCTTAGTACCTTTAACATGTCTGTAATTGATCCTACCAGCATCTATTAACATTTGTTTATCCATTGTATCCTCCAACATTACTTGGGTAAGGCTATCTTAGCACCATTCGCCTTGACCCAAGCATTGTACCAGTCGGCTATTCCTTCACCCTCCCATGTAGTCGCATCATACTTCCAAGTAAAGTCACTGTCTCCATTGGATAAGAACATACGAGTCTTCATAGGCTTGCGAAGCCGGGAAGAACGGATTGTGATCTTTCTATCCTTCCCTGTATCCTGTAAGTGCCATACTTCAGACAACTTAATAGGAATCTCTGATTGCATTTTACCACCAACAAGGATTGATACCATCATGGCCCCAGTTAGTTCGTCTTTTGATGGGACATCTTCGTGAGCGATAATAATGCAATGTTTATTAGTGGCACCTGTCGCTTTAATGAAGGACATAATGCCTTGCATAGTGTAACTGTTGCGTCTCCCGTAACCTTGTAACGTGGGCATTTCCATGCTGGCACCACGCACTTCTGTAATGCCATGTCTAAGAGCCATTTCATTAAACGAAGTAACACTGTCAAATACCACAGTCTGAATCTTATCGTTCTCCTCCAACAACTGTTTAACTCCTGCACAGTTCTCTTGTTTAAACTTCATTACACAATTAGGATTATCCATAGAGAAGTCAGCAACCATTATGTCTTCTCTATCACCTAATGAACTAGTACCATCAGGGTCGAAGTTGACCCACAGTATTGGACCTGGAGCAGTAGCAGCAAGGGTCGTCTTACCCGCACCACTTGGACCCCATATAACCATACTCATACGTTTAGGTTGTGTCTTAGGTGTAGTTAGTTCTTTATTACCTAGTTTGAGTTCCATCTATTCCTCCTTAATCATTGGTACTACTTCCCATGTATCTTCAAGAAAGTAATTAATAGCATATGCAGCAGCGTCATTATGTGTTTCAAATGGCCCATATACAGTGATGCCCTTAGAGTGTAGTCCTCTAAGTATGCAGTATGATTCTACTATAGTTGTATCTACTCGTGTAGGGGTGACCATTCATCTGTCTCCATCTCTTCAATGATGTCTAACTTTTCCTCTACTGAATCACTAGCACATAGAGGCAAGAAACTACAGCTACGAAAGTACCGATTACAGCTATGAGTATACATTGGAGCATCAATAACGGAGTCATAGTATTCCCTTTCTGTGGTAACACTAGTAACAAACCAGTTGGCCCATTTCGCATACATTAGTGTTGATCGTGGGACGTACTCTTTTCTTATTCCTTCAGCAGGTACTTTTCCAATAGGGATACGCATACCACTAACAAGAGCGTGGTTACAATCCAAGCTAGTAAAACAAGATGATGCCAAGCAATATCCTGTAATTTGGTGACTAAGTACCCACTGACTAAGCCAAGCATTATCCAAACGAGAGCCGGATTTATTCTCAACGATAATGAGTTTATCTTTATCATAATGTAATCCATCTAGTTTACCTGTGAAACGTACTTGTAGTTCTTGAGGACCAAGCTTCTCGTACTTCATTGTAGTTTCATCATCCCATGTTACATCAACTACAACATCGAATGCAATCTCAATACCAATGTCAGTCTTAGGATCATTAGGGTCACGTATCCATAGAGGATAACGTCTCATGTCATAGTTATCTATATAGGAAATAAGTGATTCAGTAATATTAGATATAGTACGATTACGATCACTGATATCATCGTAGTAACCAAACGATTCGATAGCCTCAATGGTGAAGTTGATACAGTTAGTCCTGTCTGTTGCTCCTTTTGATAAGGTATTACACATACGGTTATACCTATCTTCTCCAAATAATCGTATACCGTGAAGGTCAGCAGTTTCTTTCTTATACTTAGGTGTGTGGAATATATACTGATATAAGCGTACAGCCGCAAAACCTTCATGTGCCAATGAACCCGCTTCAAGTGGCATTTCACGTTGGGATGAAGGCATTTTCTTGTGGTGACTATAACGTAGAATACCCCACGTTGGACAAGTGTTAATAGCACTAAGCTTAGTGTGATCATAGGCAGGTAGATGAGAGTCTTCATCGGTTGCCATCCTCATGTTAAGTGATATGAGTTTAAAGGTCATGTTTCCTCTCCACTGCATTCTTTACAGCTTCCATTGTCTCAGCCATCCCTCCCATTACATCAGTCATTTGATTTAGTAATTGGGATAGTGCTGTTAGTTCTTGGTTAAGTGCTGATACTTCTTCTGCTACAGAACATATACAATGTAATACAGTAGGATCACACTTACCTTGCAGTGCTTCACGTATTTCTCTACCCTTCATAGCTCTTCAATCTCCATTTCTATTGCACGTAACTTAGTGCCACGTTTCTCTAAGATAGTCATAGCCTTATCAGCACGTACTAGTTCCTTGTTAAACATCTCTAAAGCCTTTTGCCACTGTGTCTCAAGCATCTCTTTACGTGCTTCAGCCTTCATAAGGGATAGTTCTTCATAAGCCTTAACAGGTCTAAGTCTACGTTCACGTATCTTGGTGACTAATACTTCACGTTCTTCTGGTGTCATCTTAGTAAGGTCTGCTAAGGCAATGGGAGTATCATTTTGCATTAGTATATCCTTCTATTTCCCTTACTACTTCATCAATATGTTGTTGTGTATATCCCTTTCTTGTGGCATATAATAGATACTTCTCTATTGCTGCTATTTTATTTTGAGCATTGACATCAGCTTTAGCACGTTTCTCTGCTAAGTAGTATTCATATCTTAGATGCGCTTGCCAGTTACTTCTAGCAACATCTATTTGTTCTTTAATTACTTGCTTTTGTTTAGGAGAAGCTGTTATAGCACACCCTAAATCATGTAATACTTCATCAGTTACCTGAATCATAGGCAATTCTATGTTAGCATCACTACGATCAAAATAGGGTTGGAGTTTAAAAGCAATGTAGCCATCTATTTGCTTTTGTGTTATCATCTATCCCTCCATAGTAGTAACATTGTAGTATGTATTACCTTTCTTACTCTTCTCTGCCATCTTCAATGCCTTGTCTATAGTCTCTTTATCTACACCACACCGATTAAGAGCATTAACAAGGTCAGTAACAAGGGTAGTACTACCATCTTTATTCTGACGTTTTGTATACATAAGGTTATTAATAACAAGTAGTGTCTTAGTCTGTCCAGCTACTCCACGAGGATCAATATCAAATGTTTCCGCTACATAATCAAGATTAGCCTTGCTATTATCGTATGCCTTCTTCCACCTACTATTAATACGAGATGCAATAAGATATTCAGTCATCGCATAGTAAGCATCGGATTCAAGCGCAACTTTTTCATTAGATGTTTCAAGAGTCTTGAAGCTATTACTAAAGTCACGCCTAAGATCATTGACTATCTGGTCTATACCTTCATCCATCTCCATTAGCTTAGTAGATAGTTCTGATTGTTTCATTACATACTCCTCATGATGTCACGTATCTGATCAATGTTACAGCCTATATCACTAAGGCATGATTCTATCTTCTCTTGTGGTGTGAATGCACCAGTAACACGTTTCCTAGGCATAGATACAAACAACTCAAGGTCATCAGTATCATAGTGTGCTTCACTATCATCATTACCTATAGCTACGAAGGTAGTGTTAGCAAAGTTATTGACTTCTAACACGCGCATAGGTTCGCCCTTATTGTCCTCTCGTATGAGTCGGACAATATCACCTTTTTTAAATGTCATGCATTCCTCCCTAAGCTGCTATCTGTAAAAACTCTTCAGTGTTCAACCAACTACGTACTTGTTTCTCTCTATTCATTAACGTACTTGCTTGGTGTTGTTGTCCAGTTTCTCGTACCGTAAAGTCTCCCTCATTGTGTGTAGCGTAGAAAGTAGCAGCACTATACAATGCCCACACTGTTCGTCCGTGAGAGAGACATTCAATGTGGAATTGGCGTATAAATTGAGCGACTCGTCTTTCGCTGATGTTAGGGATAGCTTTAAAACATAGTTCCGCGTCTTCATCTGTAATCTCCTTACCTACCCACTTACTCCATTGTTCTGCATTCTTATAGAAGATGTCGATACTACTACGTAACTTATCATCAAGTTTTGGGATAGTTAACCCTGCTGTATGTCTGCGTACAGTCATATCGTATATTCCTGACACCATTCCATTTGTACAGAAGAAGTCGATAGCACCGTTGTAAAACTTGAAGCTGGATGAGCCATCATACCCATTAATAATGATAGTTCGAAAGGCGACGGATGACTTGTTACTCCCAATATCGGTGTTAATAGATGGGAAAATGTATTCCCTGTGACATAGACCTCCATAGTAACTTGTAGCATCTTTGGTAATAACATCAGCAAGTTCCTTTGTGGTCATAGTATCCATAAAGGTCTGTTCTACTTGTTTACACAAGTCCTCCATCGGAAGTACTTTATAGTTCTTACCTACTAGTCCTATTTGTTTAGGTCCATCATCCCACATACGTATGATAGCCTTATGATTAGGCATCACATGCATATCTTCTTTACCTTTGAAATATACAGGACGTTCCCATGTTTCAAAGTATAAGTCAGATTCTTGTGGAAAGGGATTAGATGTTGGATGTAGTGTTGTAATGTTATTCATTTGTAACTCCTTGTCCTTCATTGGATCAATAGAAAAGATTTTACTACATGACACACACAAAGTCAAGACAAAAGAAACCCCTGTATCGGGGGATACAGGGGTTAAGGTATTTAACAGGAGTAATATATTATACTACTCCTTATCCTTCCTCTTTGTCAACTCCTTTGTGAGTTCTTCCGTTGTTAATTGCTGTAACAGTCTCTCTCGAAATCCCATAACGCTTGGCAATGACTCTATGAGGGACTCGTTCGCTAAGTAACGTATGTATAGATCGTACAACCGTTCGAGGAAGTCCATGTCTATCCCTTTCTACCATATCATCCATGTTATCTTGATGAGTACCCCAATCAAGATGGTGGGGATTACAACAAAGTTTATTATCACACGAGTGACGAGCCACTTGGCCTTTCGTCTGCTTTGTTCCACTAAACAGTTCGAGTACGATAGCATATGAAGGTCTACGTTTCCCTTGTATAGTAATATAGGGTCGTCCATCTTTGGGGTTCGGTTTGCCATTCCATTCCCAACACTCTTCAGTGTTGCCACCTTTCATGTCTATGAATTTGAATACATCACTAGGGACGTTATACCTTGGCATTGTTGTTTACTCATTCTTGACTTCAAAGACAGACTCAGTACCGTCTTCGTGCCATGTAACTCTGTTAATTGATCCATTATCACACAGTTGTAGGAATGTGCCAAGTGTAAAGTCTCCATTAGCCATTAACCATAT